GAGGCAATATACCTACTGAGAATATTAAGTTGATAGATTTTTTAAAGTTTCCAAAATGGGCAATGGAAGATGAAGTACCCGGCATGGTTTTAAGACAAGCTGATTTTTTACGTGATATATCAAGGAAGAAAATCCCAATCATGATGAGCGAAGAAGCTAGAAGTGGGATGAAACAGTTAGGGGACGTTTTGGAAAGAACACTTTTTCGTAGCGGGATAAAAGAGTTAAGGGGCAAGGAGCTTTTAACATCAAAGGAGTTTGAGAAGCTGATGAAAGCCCCAACATATAAATTCGACCCATTTAAAGTTAATAAACCAAGTAAAATAAAAGTATGGGATGAAAATTTGCAGAAAGCAGTTATAATTGATAAACCTTAGTAATGGATAATTTTAATATAATCCCATCACCTAGTGATATGAAAGAGCGTGATGATGTTCTTTTAAATTCATTTAGTAACCTTATATACTTCGGTAGGGCGTTTTTACCGAGAGACTTTTTAAAAAAATCAGAATCTGCACCTTTTCACTATGAAATGGCTAAAAAAATGATTGATGCTGAACCCGGAGCAAGAATATGTAATATTATACCACGTGGTCATGGTAAATCTGTTCTCGCTAAAGCGGCTATTATACATAAACTCTGTTTTGCAGGTGAAGATAGTCAGCATTTTATTGCTTGGGTATCGGAAGAACAGGGACAGGCTATTGACCATTTAAAGTATATTCGCTCTCATTTTGAGAATAACAAGATGATAAAGTATTATTTTGGCAATATAGATGGCGGTACTATGGGGAAAAGGTGGACAGAGAAGGATATTGTTACTCCAAAAGGAGACCGTGTTATATCAAAAGGAACATCACAGCGTTTAAGAGGTCGTTCAGAAGTAGATGTTCGTTATACTGGTATTGTTTTAGACGATTTTGAATCAGAATTAAACACAAAAACACCAGAACGTAGGGCTGAAATTAAAAAATGGATTGTATCTACTGTATATCCAGCGCTTGAAGAGACACCGGGCAATGAAGGATGGATATGGCTTGCTGGCACTATTGTTCATTATGACTCCTTCTTACAGATGGTTTATGACGGCTGGAAGAAAGCTAAGGAAGATAAAAGGAAATATCCTTGGGATGTGAACTTTTACCGTGCTATTGAAGATGGAAAACCTTTATGGTCTTCACAATTTTCACAAAAAAAGTTAAATGCGAAGAAACGGGAGTTTATTGAAGCGGGGCTTGTTAATAAATTTGCTCAGGAGTATATGAATGATGCCCGTGATATTACAAATGCGGCATTTAAGATAGACAGGATTCAATATTATAATGGTAGATTTGAGAAAAGAAGCAATATGCCGTTTATTATTGATGGGGAAGACGCTATCCCCATTAATGTTTACATTGGTGTTGATTTAGCGGCAACAGCAAGTGAGACATCAGATTTCCAAGTTATATTAGTTATGGGTATTGATTCACATAAAAACCGTTATATACTTGATTACTTCAGGGAACGGATACCCACATTTGATGTCCCGGCAAAAATTATTGAATTGGCGAAGAAATATAGTCCCGTTAGGAGAGTAACGATTGAAACAGTAGCCGCTCAGGAGATGGTTAGGGATATGGTAACCCGTATGTCTGTTAAGGAAAGAAGACTTATGCCGGGATTGTTTAAAGGAGTTAAGCCACCAGCTAGAATGAAAAAAGAAGACAGGCTTGAAACAGCGTTAGGTCAGATTGTCAACTCTAAAAAGCTGTATATTTATAGACATATGACAGAAATTGTTGATGAGTTCTTTGAACACCCAAAGCCGAGGAACGATGATTTATTGGACGGCTTATATTATGCTGACTATTTTGCAAAAGCTCCAAAAACAGATAAAATGAGCGCCGATGACATTGAGAAGAAACAGGAGAAAATGGATTCATATAGATTTAGAAAAGCCTATAATTGGATGACGGGAGCAAAAACTTAAATTATGTTAATGTTTTTATTGTATTTATATTCCGATATTATGTATAATAGACACAATGTATAAGTTTGGAAAAAGGTCAAGACAGCGCCTAAAAGGGGTTAATGCCAAGCTGGTCAATGTTCTTAATGAGCTCATTAAAATAATGGATGTTACTGTTATTGAAGGGGTTAGGAGCAAAGAAAGACAGGCAGAACTCCTTGAAAAAGGGGCAACGAAGGTTAAATATTCAAGGCATATGGAAGGTAAAGCCGTAGATATAGCGCCTTATCCTATAGATTGGAACGACAGGGAACGGTTTCATTACATGGGTGGTATGATTCGTGGTATTGGTAAACAGCTTGGTGTAAAAATTCGCTGGGGAGGAGATTGGGATTCCGATGGCGAAATTAAAGATAATAATTTTGATGATTTAGTACATGTGGAGATAAGAGACTAATGGCTGGTGGTAGTACGGATACGATTGGTTTGACTGTTAGACCGGGTAGTTTTGTAGTTAAAAGGGGTTCTTCAATTTTAAATAAAGAACTATTAGATAGTATTATTAAACAAAAACCTAAGGAGTATGCTTCTGGTGGGAGTGTTCCTATTATAGCGACTGATGGGGAAACATTAATACCGCCGGAGATAGTAGATATGTATGGAATAGATTTTTTTAGAGCTATAAATAATTCATCCGATAATGCCGCACATAGTAATATTGATGCATTAATTGGACAAGCGCAACTTGCAAACATGAAACCTATGTATGGCGGGGGAGAAGTAGTACCCGGTTATCAAGATGGTGATGTGGTATTTAAAAAGCATAATTTAAAAAAGAACAGGACGGGAATGGGTGGAAGCTATGGAGAACCAGCTTTTGGCGATATGAGCTTAATTGAATATCTTGGTTCAGGTGGCTTGGAAAGTCTAAAAGAAGATTATGATATTGATTCAGATATTAATATTGATTTGTCAAAAGCAATGATAGATAAAATAGCTATGGAAGACGATACGTATGGAGGTAGATTTGCACAGATATTATCTATTCCAGCATCTGAGGTTGGTGAAGGTGATGGTTCAAGATACTATCAAGGCGTTGGTCAGTATAGGGGTAGTTTGCCGGATGCAGGGTTACAAAGTAGTGCGATTAGAGATGCTTTAAGAAAAATGATAGTTGCTCCACAAGATTCAATTCCAAAAGCTTTATTAGGCTATCAGGCAGGTGGTGGAGTAGGAGAAGCTGGAAGAAAATATCCTCCGGGGACATTAATGAGCCCTTTTATGGGAGATAAAGCGCCTATACCCGAAGCTTGGATGCAACCAGCTACAGAATCTATGCCATCCCCTGAAGAAGTCGCCGAGTTTGATAGGATGATAGAAATGCTTCAAGCAAAAGAATTATTAAAGAAACAAATGCAAAAGATGCAGGAATTAGGCATGTTTAGCGATAAAGAAGCTATTGAGTATAAAGAAGGCGATATATTACCACCTTGGCAAGGTAAAAGAAATTTTAAAGGTGACTTATACGAAGATAACATAGAGTTGCCGGTAGCTAGAGAAGGATACCTACAAAGATAAATATGTCTAAAATAGACAAAGATATTAGAGCTGAACAAAATCAAGAGCTCTTTAGGAACTGGAGTGATGCTCGTCAGGATTGGGATACTGAAGCTAGAAAAGATATTGATTTTTATCTTGGTAACCATTTTACTTCAGATGAATCAGATGAATTACAAGCCAGAAACCAAGCTGATGTTCCTATGGACAGGGTTTCTTCGGCAGTTGAAAAATTTAAAGCGGTACTTACATCAAGACCTCCGGCATTTACAATTACACCAAGAGAAGACTCTGATGTACAAGTAGCAAGTGTCTGGAGAACTATTATTAGCTATATCTGGCAAATATCAGATGGCGATTCCCAGATGAAACAGGCTATACATGATTATGCAACGACAGGTCTTGGCTATTTGTATGCTTATGTTGATAGAGAATCAGATTTCGGGAAAGGTGATGTCAAGTTCACCTATCTTGACCCCTTTAGGGTTTACGTATCTCCTTCTTCACGTAATCGTTGGTATGATGATTCTGATGGCATTATTATATCTACAGTCCTTACTGGTGAGCAAGTCATTAACCTTTACCCGGAATTAGACGACATAGTAGACCCTATAACTGGTGAAAAGTCCGATGGTTTACTTCGCAGTATTTCTGAATATACAGAATACAATGGTGAAGATTATCCTTCTGCACAAAATAAAAACTCAATGACTGTGTTTACCCCTGCTGAAGTTAAAGATAAAGACTTTATGCAGGTTAAAAAGTATCAGATACTTGAGAGATTTTATAAAATAAAAGTTGCTTTTTATCACGTTGTAAATATCCAAGACGGAGATGAATTAGTATTGTCTGAAGAAGAGTTTGCACAATTCTCTGAAGAAAATAAGGATGTATTAGAATCTGGATATTTTGAAATTGCTCAAGTTTTCCAAACTAGAGTAAAGGTGTGTGCATCAATAGGTGAGATAGTTTTATATGAGGATATCCTTAATTCAAATATATATCCTATAGTCCCACTTCCAAATGTATGGACAGGGACACCTTATCCTAAGTCTGATGTATCAAGAGCAAGACCTATGCAGAGACTCCTTAATAAATTATGGTCTCTTGCCTTGTCTCATGCCCAAGCATCCGCTGGTTTAAAATTATTAGTTCCACTTGGTAGTGTTGACGACATATCCCAATTAGAACAAGATTGGGCTAATCCAAATGCTGTCATTGAAATAGATTCATCTCAAGGCGAGCCACATTATCCACAACCTTCACCACTTGCTGGTGAATTTTACAAACTCATACAACAATGTGAATTTTACATTGATTTTATATTCGGCTTGCCTGAGATGATGCATGGATTTGCTGATAAAGCTCCTGATACAGTTAGGGGAACTGAACAAATGATAGCTTTAGGCAGTCAAAGACCCAAATCGAAGCTTAGGGATATAGAATTTTCTATAAACAGGCTTGGAAAAGTAATTTATAATCTATCTAAAGGTCATTATAGTTATAAGAAAATGTTTAGATTGGCACAGCCAAATAACGACCAAACTGATGTTATGGTGAATTTTTATACAGATGTATCTGGTTCTGTAGTTGATATTAAGAAAGAGAAGTATAACATTGAACAACATGATATAAGAATTGAACCGGGTTCTTCTATGCCAACTAATAAATGGGCAGAACTTAATGTCTATTTAGAAGCATTTCAGTTAGGTATTGTAGACAGGTATGAGGTTTTGAAAAAGAACCCAGAGATTTTTGACAAAGAGGGTATTATGCGACGTACAGACGAGAAACAACAAATGATGTCACAGATACAAGCCCTTGAAGGTCAGTTAAAGAATTTGCAGGGAGACTTGCAAACAGCCCAAAGAGAATCCGTACAGGATAGGAAACGAGTGGAAGTTGAGAAATTCAAATCACGACTTTCAGGAGTTAATTCCGATTCTAAAGCGGATAGAAGAGTACAACGTAATAAACTTGAAACAGAGGTGAAGCTCGAGGTAGAGAAATTAGCGAACCGAATCAACCGTGAGGCTGATAAGGCGACTGGTTCTACTCTAAAAGCCTAGAGACATCTTAAAGGAGTAAAACATGGAATCGTTAGAACAACTTGAGGCAAATGTCGAAGCTACAG